ATTGTAATGAACGACAGACTTGAGTATTTCTACGAAGAAGATATTGTTAAGCAAAGTTGGTCTTATCTTGTCCCCTTCTTCAGAAGGGGGGAGGGGATCGAGAAAGGCGAGATTTTTCTTGAAGATGGTGCCATCATTATTAGTTGGTCGTGGGAAGACGAATACGAAGACACGTACACCGAAGGAGAAGTTGGGTGGTACGAAGCCCACAAACTGGAAGGGCCTGATACGCCATGATTACACAATTGGATATGTACGACTATTGGACCTCAGAAGACCCAGAGGAATGTATGCCTAAAACTACACGAGAACAGCTTGTCAAGGAGTTTCATGAAGCCTTTGGACATAAGGTGGCTCCTGCTGAAATTACGACCAAAGACCTTGAACTTAGGCAAAGGCTTCTTAAAGAGGAGTTTAGCGAAGTGCTCGAGTGTATGTGGGAGCTAAACGCTCTTGGACTAGACAACAAAAGTTGGCGTCTCGGACTCCTCAAAGAGATTTGTGATCTTCAATATGTTCTGTCTGGGTTAGCTGTAGAACTAGGCTTTGACATCGAAAAAGCTTTCCGTAGGGTTCACAAAAGTAATATGAGTAAGCTTGACGATAATGGCAAGCCTGTCTATCGTGAAGATGGAAAAGTGCTTAAATCAAAGAACTACAAAGCACCTAATTTAGAGGACTTAATTTGACTTTTGAGGAGTTAGTAGAAGAAATGAAACCCTTCCACAATCATATGTGCATTATGTATGATCTGGAGGTTGTTCGTCTTATTGGGGTAGGTAGGGACGACTGCGACTACTACTATATTGTCCAAGTACGTAACAGAGAGTCCCCAATTAATTGGGCATCGGCTGTTGGTCATCTCTACTCTCTCAAGGGATTGATCCCCGAGGAACGATATAATACAATGGAAAGGGTATTTTCTATGAATTGGGGGAAACCCACTGAAACCTTTCTTGAATCAATTGGGGAAGATTTAGTTTAATGTGTACAGTAAGCAATGTTGGGGATTATTGGAAAGATGATTTCAATAAGCGTTACCCAAATATCAATCCTGATGTTTATCGTGGGCCTTTACAGGGGTATGTCGGCGTGCAACCCTTCAACTCTCAGGAAGAGATTGCAAAGCTTCGTAAAGAGATGGAAGAGCTTAAGCTCCTCTTACTGGCTGCTAAACGATACGACGAGCAGATGGGAGAGCCTGATTGTGAGATGGACGATAAAGTAGCTTTGATTAAGAAGATTGCAAAGCTGGTCGGGGTTGACATGAAGGATGTGTTTGGTGGTAATTAAATATGAGGTGATGTCTAAAGACCATCTTGATGCTGACTGGGAGTTTGAGAAAAGGTTTAGCACATACGAAGAAGCCGAGGCTTGGGTCACAGCAACTACAGTAACATATTGGGACACTAGTTACACTATCCTCAAAGTATACAAGGTAAAATAATTTGACAGAACATGGACCTACACTAGCTATCAGTAAAGAAATTCATGCCATGAAATATCGTGGTAAGGGGGAGACATTCAAACAAGCTATGGTGAGGGTAGCGGATGCCCTAAAAGATTCGGAGGAACACTACCACGCCTTCAAAGAAATTCTGCTTGACATGCGATTTCTTCCTGCCGGACGAGTACAGGCAGCAATGGGTAGTCCTAAACAAGTAACTCCGTACAACTGTTTTGTGTCTGGTACAATTAAAGACAGTATGGATGGTATTATGAGTTCGGCACGAGAGGCTGCCGAGACTATGCGACTTGGGGGTGGCATTGGGTATGATTTTAGTACCCTACGTCCTCGCGGCGATCTTATCCGATCTTTGGATAGCCGTAGTAGTGGTCCTATTTCCTTCATGGGAATTTATGATGCAATCTGTAAAACTATTGCCTCTGCTGGTCATCGCAGGGGTGCTCAAATGGGTGTTCTCCGCGTTGACCACCCTGACATTGAGGAGTTCATAGAAGCTAAGGCTAACAGCACTCAACTTACTCAGTTTAATATTTCTGTTGGTGTGACTGATAAGTTTATGGAGGCTGTAAAAGCTGACGCAACCTTCGACTTAGTGTTTGAGGGTCGTGTGTACAAGACCATCAAGGCCAAAGCTCTCTGGGATAAAATCCTTCGTTTGACGTGGGACTGGGCAGAGCCGGGTATTCTTTTTATCGACCGCATGAACCGAAAAAATAACCTCTGGTATTGCGAGACCATTGCAGCTACCAACCCTTGCGGGGAACAACCCCTACCCCCACACGGGGCTTGTCTCCTTGGGTCCATTAATCTAACAAAATACATTTTAGATGATACCTTATATGGCCCTCGTTTTGACTACCATCAACTGACTGTAGACATTCCCCATATTATCCGCGCGATGGATAATGTAGTGGACAGGGCTATCTACCCACTCCCCGAACAAGAACTTGAGGCCAAGAATAAGCGTCGTATGGGTATTGGTGTGACGGGTGTAGCTAATGCTCTAGAAGCTTGTGAGTCACCTTATGGTAGCGAAGCTTTTCTTAAAGAACTTTCTTGCATTATGGAACTTATTCGAGATGAAGCCTACACAGCGTCTGTCGAATTAGCCAAGGAAAAAGGACCATTTCCCCTCTTTTCTCCGGAGTTGTTAGATAGTGAATTTGCCAAAACCCTTCCTGATGATCTACGTGATAATATTCGTAACCACGGTCTCCGTAATTCCCACCTTCTTAGTGTTGCCCCCACTGGTACTATCTCCCTCACAGCAGATAATGTCAGTAGTGGTATTGAGCCTGTTTTTTCTCACGCCTATGACCGTACTATTCAAACTTTTGACGGACCAAAAGTGGAGAGAGTTGAAGATTACGGACTGCGAGTTTTTGGTATCCGTGGTCGTACTGCTGATAGTCTTTCTGTATTTGACCATGTAGAAGTGTTAAATACTGCCTCTCACTATGTAGATAGTGCTTGTTCAAAAACTTGTAATGTCGGTGACGATGTTACATGGGATCAGTTCAAAGATGTCTACATGAAAGCTTATGAGGGTGGGGCATCTGGCTGTACCACTTTCCGAGCCTTGGGAAAACGGTATGGTATTCTAGTAGCATCTAAAGACGAAGAAGTTGCAGAGGAAATTAAGATCGAAGAAGATAACTTTATCGAGGAAGGTGGGGCTTGCTATTTTGATCCCACCACAGGTTTAAGGACGTGTGAATGAGTGCATTAGATACACAAGTGGGGGGTGGCCATTACAAAGATATGGCTATCCAACCTCTTGAATACATTCTTGCAAACAAACTTAATTTCATTGAGGGTAACATCATCAAATACATCACTAGGTATCACCTTAAGGGTGGTATCGAGGATGTCGAGAAAGTTATCCACTACGCTACAATTCTCAAAGAACAGTTGTTAAAGGAATTGGACAAAGAACCTGAGTCTACGGAAGGGCGGTATTTACGTTACACTCCGTCAGGACTTATCTCTGAAACAGATTTCCAAAAAATGGCTAAGATGTATTTGTGATTATGGATAACAACAAGATTGCTATTTTTGTAATTAACGAAATTACCCCAAGAGCCAAGAAGTTAAAAATATCTGTTGAGGAGTTTATGCCACCTAAGTTAGTGGCTTGGCTACTTGAGTGTGAAGAATTAGGTCTTATGTACAGACTTCAAACTCGTAAGTTTCTTGAATCGGTGGTTGAAGATCACAAAGCTAAGGCTGCTGGTACATATGATGAGGCTGCACTAGTGGCTGAATTTGACAGAAAACATCCAAAGACGGCTGCATTCTTTGTTGAAGCTAATAGAATTTTGGAGAATGTATGATTGTAGTTGATGACGCTGGCGACAGCAGCTTTTGGGGACATTACAGAAAACGCACTTTAGAAAACTTGCTGGAAGCAAGAGCCTCTGTCGAGGCTGAGATTGTGAAGCTGAAAAAAAAATGATGAGGCTCATCCCGATGAGCAGCTTTATGAAATGTTTCATAGAGAGCCTCTTGAAGAAACTCTGAGGTTAATCGGCGAGAAGATTGCCTCTTACACCTGATGTATACACAATAAACAATAAAAAAGGCTCCCTAGATTTCTCTGGGGAGCCTTCTTCATTTCTAGGGACTGACAGCAGCTTTTGTTGCTGCTGTAGTTTCTTTAATCCAAAACTCCATCATCTCAATCTGAGGTATGGTTAGTTCATAGTCCTTGACACCACCAAGGTTAAACCTCTGTCTTGCTTGAATACGGAGGTCTTCATCTTTTGAGAGCCAATTACGTTGAGCATTACGTGTTGCTCCGTCAAGGGTTCCCTTAGCAAGGATGTCTCGTATGTCTGCCTTAACCTGTTTCATCAATGCACGGACTTGTCGTTGTCTTGTACGTTGATTACTATTCTTCCAAAGAGGACTATTGATAAGTCTTGTAGCCCTTGCCTCTAACATAGGAGTAATCTCCCTGTTCACCAGAGCATCCCACTCAGGAATACCTGTACGCTCCTGTTGAGT